CACTCAGCCGTTTGCACAAGGCAATGCGATTAATGCTTACACGATACCCAGCTACTTTCTTCGGGTTGCTGAATTTTATGTTCAACAGAAGTATTCAAATATCAAAAAGCTTTGGACATACATTCAAGAGACTGAAGACGGTAAGTACATAAGAGAGGCTGGGTATTATCCGGACCACTACGTTAAGAGCCGTGGTCCGCGGCACACTGCCAAAATACGATTTACCAAGGTCCTCTAACAACCAACCCCAGCCCTCGCGGCTGGGGTTTTTTAGTTTCGCCAAGCGTCCCAAATAAGAAAGGCCAGCAGGGCGAGCCCGCTGACCAGATATCCGATTATGAATATTGTTTCATTCAACCTCCCAAATCCCCTCCATCGTCCAGTCTTGGCCGCCTTTACTTTCCCAGCCGTCGATGTCGGCGTCACCGGCTAATTGCCATGCTTCGGCTTCGTTACGGGCTTCGACGATTAGTTCGTAGCCCACGTCCATCGTGGCGGTTACCTTAAACTTTGGCATCGTCGTCTCCTTTAGTTGCAAGTGAAACAATGCAGAGGTTTAACTCTTTCGCAATATGATACATCTCATCCGCAATATCTTTGTCAGTTGAGTGACGCATATCAGTTACAACGCACACCTCAAACTTTTCAAAGGCATCTTGCAGTTGGTACATCGCCTCACGGATGTTATTTATTTCATGTAAGTTTTTACGCATGGCGGTCATCGACTTCTTTCCAGAGCACCGCATTCCTGAGATCATGCGCCCTGTCTTCCAACAAATACGCAATATCTTCTGCGTTGCTGTCGTCCAAGGTTCCATCCCTAAAACATTTAGCCCAATGCTCAAGACTGTCAATAAGGCTAGAAGACCCGTGAGCCGCGGTCTTTGTTGCTTTGCCTACGATATACGCAGCGCGGAGCTCGTTCTCTATTACCTTAAAGTCCTCCAGATACATTGTGACGGCGGGGTTAGCGTCTTGATGCGTGATCAGGTCGTCATAGTCTACACCAGCGCATTTAGCGATATATCTGGTGCGTTCGTTAGCGTTGAATAACATATCAATCTCCCGTAGTGATATAAGATTTATCCCATACATAAACTAAATAAAAAAATAAGTCAACCCCCGCCCCAAAATAATGGAGCGAGGGCCGTGGTCAGTGTTCTGTTTCGTCTGGGCTGGTAGCCATCAGGGCTGCGGTACTCATGCAGGAGCCCATGAACCCTAATGCGGTGGCCGCGTCCGGTGCGCCGATAGCCATTCTAAATATGATGGCTTGCATTGCACCGCCCATTGCGGCTCCGCTGTTATAACCGGCTTGTTCAAACCGGTCTAGCAGGGCGTCCATTTCGTCGGATGCGGACTCAAAGTCATCTTTTGCTTTATCCACGTTGTATCCTTTTCCAAGCGGCGTTGATGGTGACAGCCTTGTCCACTGCTTCGCGGCTGAATGCACCGGCTTGTTTGGTATTTGCTGCAAACAATTCTACAGCCCGTTCCACAACTTCACAAGCTTCGGCCCAGTCCATGCCCAACGATCTTTCCAAGACCTTAGACTTTATTGTCTTTATATAAATGTCATCCTCGCTGTTAATCTGTTTGTGCATAACGGCTGTCAGACCATCTATGTCCCGCGACATTTTTAAAACTTCTTCTGCTTTTTTCATGTAGCATCTCCCGTGGTGCCCATATGTTAAACCAGCAATCAGAACAAAGGAACCGGTTACCGTCCTTTGCGGCAGCCGGTTCGTTACAGTTATGACAGCGGGTTGCACTCAGCATCTTTATCACTCTTCTATATTAAATAAAGTGCCGACTCTTTCTGCCCTGTCAATCAGTTTGTGCATATCTGAAACCCAGATAGTTTCTGCACCTTCATACTGCATTTCAGTTCCAATCTGATGTGCGATTGACTTTAGCTCTTTAACAGCCGCCAGCATTTCTGGTTGTTGCGCGGCTATTTCTTGGATAAGAATTCCGCGGTCCGCGATTTCTTTTTCCCGCTTCTTTTCCCAATACGCACAACGCTCTTCATGCGTCATGTTTTCAAAGTTCTTTTGTCTACCCATTGGTATCTCCCGTTCATTTGTTTAACATAACCCTATATACTCCCATACATATAAGATGTCAAGCGCAAAAGAAAAGCCCCCAGAACACAAGGCTCTGAGGGCTAACTACGGGAAATGTAAAGCTTGGGGGCTCTACAACCCCATATATATGCGATAGTGTAAGAATAGTCAAGACAAATCTTCGTTAAACATCGCTTTTTCTATCTCTTCGTCGGTCATGCTATCGAAATCTAGTTCTTCAAACCGTTTTTTCTTAACGGGTTTAGGTTTTGCGACGGGTTTTTCTTTTGGAACCACGTCAGCAATAACTTCTAAAATTTCTAAAGTTGAGTATTTATGACCACACTTCAGACATAGACGATGGCGGCGGATGTTGTCTCCGAACGGCCTACTGTTATAGACCTTAGTCTTTTCCTGACACTTCGGGCATATCATTTCTCTCTCCCTGACAGCATTCAGATACTACCATTTTGCATACGGAACATTGGTAATGCCCGTGGACCTCGACTGGTGACAAGACGGAATGACAGCGCGGGCATAGTCCATCGGCTATTAACCGGCCCATGCTGCCGTCTCCTTCTTGGATGGTCACTTCTTGGCCTTTGCAGGGCGGCCACGCTTCTTTTTGACAGGGGCCTTGCCGCCTACCCACGCTTCGTTGACCGCGGGAGTCGCTTTGTTGTCCGCCCGCAGACGGCCCTTGTCGTCTCTAGCCCGCTCTGGCTCAGAGAAAAACATAGGGAAAAACATACGCAAAAACTTATCTAACATAAATATCTCCTCATAACTAAGACTTATCGCATACCATAGTTAAAAAAAAGGGTCAACTAATTGTTTTACGATACACGTTCCACATAACGCGAAGCTGACCAGATATTGTCCGGCCCTCTAATTTCGCTAATTTCTTGATCTCTTCGTACACTTCGATCGGTACGAGGACGGATTTCCACTTGGTGATGTCCATATATAGCTCCTTATGTAAAGGAATATATAAGAGAAACTGTTATTATACAAGCAAAAAAAGCCCCGCCGAAGCGGAGCCAGTTCTAAGGGAGGTTTACCGTGAATAAAGTTACGATGCTTCGCCCCAGCTTGGGCCGATCTCAACGTCGCATTTACTAGGCACCTCTAATGTTACAGCATTTTCCATAATTTCTGCAATTTCTTTTGCTTCTTCACGATTTTTCACAGAAATAGCGATCTCGTCGTGAATTTGAATTAATGGTACACGTCCTGTTTTATGAATGTTTACCATAGCTTGCTTTGTCATGTCCGCGGCAGACGCTTGGATCAACCGGTTGAGAGCTTTGTAGGTATAGGCCCGCTTCAAACGGGTTGTTTCGCCATATTCGCTGACGGCTGCCTTATATGGCAGGGCTTTGGACATACCAAATGTAGTAGGCTCCCACAGATCAAATCGGCATTTGCGGCCCAAGATAGAACTGATAGTGCCGCCGCTGCGGTTACTGTTTAGATGCTGCATCACGCCGTTCATCAAGCCTTTTACAAACGGAACGCGGTCATGGTATTGCGTAATCAGGCTCTTGGCTTCGTCCACTTCGATATCTAACTGGTTCGCCAGCTTGTTGACGCCCATGCCGTACATCATACCCAGATTGATTGTCTTAGCCTGTTTGCGATTAATGTCGGCCATTTCTGCCACCATCGTATGAAAATCCATATCAGGATTATTTCTATAGCCCTCTACAAATTCTTCTGTTCCCTTGAACGGAACCCGCCCCTTTGCGTTACCCAGAACGTGGGCATAGTGGACCAAGATCCGCGGTTCCTGTTGCGAGAAATCTATAGCCGCCCATTGCTCGCCTTCTTCTGGTAGAAACAGACTACGGATCATCGGGCCAAGCTCTGGGTCGCGGGCCGGTATTTGTTGCAGGTTGGGGTTGCTCATTGAAATGCGCCCCGATACGGTCCCGCCGTCGTCCGATCTGATCTGGTTTATGTGGCTATGTATACGGCCATCGGACCGGCAGTGCTTCATAATGGTGTTAAGAAACGTGCCGCTGGTCTTGTTCAGGTTACGAGCTTCGACTATCAGCTTGGGAAACTCGTGCGGGTGGTCAGACAAAAACTGCTTTGTAAAGGACGGTGCGCCTTTTTCTGTCTTGGGGTAGGCTATGCTTAGTTGATCAAATGCTTTGGACAGGGATCGTGCTGCCCAGATTTCTACATTTAGTCCGGACATATCCTTTATCTTTTGAAGCGCGGCCTTTTCTCTTTTGAACAGGGCGTCTTTTGTACGCTCCACCCTGTCTTGATCTATTCGTACTCCACGCCATGTCATGTCTATTAAGCAGGGTAGTGCGTCCAGTTCTAAGTTAACTATGTTCCAAAGTTTTTGCTTTTCTAACTCTATCTTGAAATGGTTCCAAAGGTCCAACGTCAAAGTGGCATCGCCTTCGGCGTAGGGGCCGACATACATGGCGGGCATCTTCCACATTTCTGACTTAGGGTCGAGGCCGAAGCTTATTGCAGCTTCTCTTAAACCTTTCTCGACTTTTATCTTCTCTAGATAATCATAGGCTACGTTGTTTAAGCTGTAGCTGAACCTGTTCTCATCCAGCAAGGACGCAACAACCATTGTGTCGATTATTCGCCCGTTGATGGTAAAGCCCATACGGCGTATCCAGCCCGCGTCGTACTGTGCGTTGTGCATGATTTTATCGGCGGGGCACTCAAAGACTTTTTTAAGCCATTTGTTGACTATGCGCTCGTCCAGATTACCGCCGTGCTCGTGACGGATAGGTATGTAACCAAACCAGCCGTCCACTGCTATGGCGTAGCCTACAACCTCACCGTCACCCGTTGCCCATCCGGGCCCGTTGGTCTTGATGTTGGGGTCGCGGGTCTCAACGTCGATGGCAATTTCTTTGGCGTCGAATATGTCTGGCAGTTCTGCCGGTGGCACCCACTCTGACTTAGGGGTATCCATGTGCATCTGAAGCATATCATTTCCTATAAATAGTTACCATTTCGGTCCCGCGTTTTAAAACTTTCCAACCGTCTTTAAGATGGTCTTCAAGCTGTTCTAGTCTTATAAACCGTATCAGCCGCTCTGTTTTACTTTTCTTCGCCACCTAGAGCTCCATATCCGCAGATATCTACCCAGCTATCCTCGTGGTCGGTCTTCATTAGCCGTGCGGCTTTAACCATGAGCATACACAGGACAAACTGCTTCTCAGTTACTTCTGTTTCCAGAATAACAGACCACAGCTTGGCTACATCTTGAAAGTTCTTATGTGCATCGCCGTAGTCGCGGTCGCGGTCCCCGTTGATCAGAGACTCTGCTTTTTTTAAAATTTCATCGCGTTTCATTGTATGTTTTGTCCCTTTGGCGGGTTAATTTTATTACATCTAGGACAAGCGTCAGCGTTTGCCGCAGTGTATCCAGTCCAAGTTCTCTCATACCAGTCGTCAGAAGTTCGATGCCAAGTGTTCCACTTGTTGCTACACTCCACGCACTCATAATTTACATTTATCATGTAATCTTTAATCTGAAAGACGCTCATGTCATTCACCCCGATACAGTTTACTTTCCCATTGGCAAACCGCGTTAATATGTGTGTGTCTAGTGGTAGGTGCAACCATTCCAATTTTTTCCACCCACCCTAACTTCTTTAACGATGCCACCATAGAACCCCATACATTATGATGATGCGGCTCAGACATTCCACGTTCTCTACAGAACGCACATATTTTCCCGCCTTCAATAATCTTGTTTTTAGAAAGATACTCTACGGCGTTGTTATAATACTCTCTTTTCCAGTCATCATCAGCATTCACATATGCTCTTTCGATTTCAGACTTAATAAACTCTTTCCTGTCAAATAACTCTTGCTGTTTCATATCAGATCATAACTCTTTGCTAGGTCTTGTGGCTCCACAAGATACAGGTTTTCCTTGGCACGGGTAACGCCCACATAGAATACGCGGTGCGTGTCGTCAGGATTCTTTCTAAACTCTTCTTCTGATGCTGTAGACAAGTCAGTAAACAGTACCACATTATCTGCCTCGCCGCCCTTTGAGCCGTGGATCGTGGACACCTTGATGCGGGGCTCTGCGTTGAACTTCTCACCGCGGCGCAGTAGAGCCGTGATGTACGCCCTTTCGGTGGACGGTATGTTGTCCATCGCTTCATGCCA